GCCGGCGCGAAGTGTGTCATCGTGGACGACCCCTCGGACACCAAGGACTGGACCTCGCCCATCAAGATGAAGTCCACGGTGGACACCTACGACGCCTCCATCCACAAGCGGGTGAACAACCCCAACGACCCCCGCCGTATCGTCATCATGCAGAGGATCAGCGACAAGGACCTAGCCGCCCACCTCCACCGGCAGGGCGACTGGGAGGTGATCACGATACCGATGGAATACGACCCCAAGCGCAGCAAGGTGTCGAGCATCGGGTGGAAGGACCCCCGCAGGATACCGGGGGAGTTACTTTGCCCTAACCGCTTCGACCGTAACGAGGCGGACAAGGAGCGACAGAGGACACCGCGGATATACTCGGCCCAGTACCAGCAGGCACCGGCAGCCGACGAGGGGGCGATATTCAAGAGACAGAACTGGCGTCACTATGCAGATGAGCCGAGAGACGCTGTTAAGAGAATGTCGGTGGTCATTCAGTCATGGGACCTGACTACCGGCGGTGTCGATCCTGGAACCAGCAAGGCATGTGGTCAGGTATGGGGCAAGATGGCGGGGTCGGAGAACATCTACCTGCTAGACCGGATACTGGGCTACATGGACATGCAGCAGACCTTGGACGCCATCAGGGCGATGAGCATCAGGTGGCCGGAGGCACGCGCCAAGGTGGTCGAGAACAAGGCGGCTGGACCGGCCGTCATAGCCCTGCTGAAGAACGAGATCGCCGGTATCATTCCCTGGCCACCACACGGCGAGAAGATGTCAGACAAGATCACCAGGGCCTACGCCATCCAGCCGTTCCAGGAAGGGCGTAACCTGATCGTCCCCAACCAGTCGTGGGTGGAGGAGTTCATAGAGCTATGCGCGGCGTTCCCTGAAGGCGAGTTTGACGACGACATAGACGCTATGACCCAGGCGATCCTGTACCTCGAGAGAGCACCCAAGCCGACAGCACCGGAAGCAGTTGGAGTTGCGACACGATGGCTACGTTGATCGACCTGTACAACGAGCTATACGCCCTGACCAACGCCCTTTGTGGCGAGTGCACAAGACCGTACTCCTGCTGTGGGGACGCCGGTTGCGGTCAGGCCAAGCAGTGGGCAAGGGTGATCTACAAGACCGTCCTTCAGGAGCACAACAGGACGGAGACCCCGTACCTGACCCACTACGGGTGCTCCGTGGAGGCGCACATACGACCACTCTGCACCACCTACCTGTGTCCCGAGGCCCGCACCAAGGCGCCGCCACGGTTCATGGAACTGAGAGCCGAGATAGCCCTAGAGGAGGCAAAAAGATGGAGACCGACGACAAACCCGACGCCATGAGCATCGACGAGATCGAGGCACAACCCATACCTAAGCCAGCCAAGCCGACCACAAAGTATGCCGTCCCTACGGGCGTCGGTCGTACCGGCTGGTCACTGGGGAGAAGCAAGTACCATAGCCGCCGTGATGACACCGAAGACTTCGAGGACGGCGCCGTGATCGGGGCCAAGGTTGTCAGGTAACTAACATTTTCTTGCCCATCTTCTTCGCAGGTGATATATCCGGCCCCATCATGGACGCCTGGATACTGGCCAACCGAGCCTTGGAGTTTCAGCTACGCGACTGTGACCTGACCAACACCATCCGCGAGGAGATACAGGACGAGTTCATGTGGGACCATCACGCCTATGCCTACGGTGGTTCCAAGTGTGAGCGGACGGCCGAGTCGTTCTGGATCGCCATCCACACCAACTACTGTCAGCAGGTAAGGGACGCCTAGAATGGCCGAAGCACCCACTACCAACGGCAAGACTCCCTACTTCCGCGAGATCGGCGGGACCGGCCTAAACCTATACACCGGCTACACCCTTCAGGAGGACTTCCAGCGCGAGCTCCAGGGGATCAACGGGATCAAGATATACGAGGAGATGGGCTGCACCCCTATCGTGGGGGCGATCCTGTTCGTCATCGAGCAGATGGTGGCCCAGATCGAGTGGAAGATAGAGCCGGGGTCCGACCAGCCAGCCGACAAGGAGCCAGCCGACTTCATCCAGGGCTGCCTGTTCGACGACATGAACCAGTCCTTCACCGACACCCTGTCCGAGATATGCACGTTCTTCCAGTACGGGTGGGCATGGCTCGAGGTGGTCTACAAGATGCGCAAGGGGCGCGACGTCCCCAACTCCCAGGCCAAGTCCAAGTTTACAGACAACAAGATAGGGTGGCGCAAGTGGGGACTGAGGGGCCAGAACACCCTGGACGGGTGGGAGGTGGACGACTCGGGCGGTATCGTGGCGATGCTTCAGCGCTTACCGACCAACCCCGGTCAGCAGCTAAGGATCCCCATCGAGAAGTCCCTACTATTCCGGACCCGGGTGGAGCGCAACAACCCCGAGGGCAAGGCTCTTGACCCGGAGACGCCGATACCAACACCGAATGGCTGGCGCAGGTTAGATGACCTACAAATAGGAGACAAGGTTTTCGACGAAACAGGAAGAATTCGATATGTGACAGCACGCGCAGACTGGGAAGATCGCCCTTGTTATGAGGTGAGGTTCGACGGCGGTCACCGAATCGTAGCAGATGCGAATCACGAATGGCTCACCCAATCAATTGACGAGCGAGTTTGTAGCAGCAGGGCAAAAATTAGAACAACGGAACAATTGGCGCAAAGAGTCAAAGCGCATCGCGGCAAGGTCTCGAATTTTTCCGTCCCTTGGGCCGGAGCCTTAGACTATCCTGAACAAACTCTTCCGCTTGACCCTTATTTTCTCGGCCTTTGGCTCGGCGACGGAGACACTAACGGAGCGAGGATTAGCTGTCATGCCGACGATTGCGATGAAACGGCAGAACTACTCGTGGCGTGTGGTTATAGAGTTGCGATTCTGCCCAATGGGCCCATTGAAGGCAAGGGAAGGGCGATCAGGGTTCTAGGAGATAAAAACTGGTCTAACGATGGACCGCAAGCGATGTTGACTGTTATGGGGCTGCGTGGCAACAAGCACATCCCTGAAGCATACCTCAAAGGGTCAATCACACAACGAATGGCTCTATTGTCGGGTCTAATGGATAGTGACGGGACTGTCGATAAGGACGGGAGATGCGAGTTTATAAACACCAACAAGGAACTCGCAGAAGCGGTAGCTGAATTGGTGCGCTCATTGGGTGTTGGTGCCTTATTTGGGGTGCGAAAACATGCAACGGAGCTGCGGTCGGATGCATGGGCGGTAAGGTTTACTCCTGATTTTCAGCCGTTTCGTCTAAGCCGCAAAGCCGCGAAGTGCAGAATTGAGCGTGCTCGCAAGAACCACTACATCACAGAGATAATACCTACATCGCCGCGCCGCACAGTTTGTATCGAAGTGGACTCACCGAGCCATCTCTATCTGGCTGGTCATAGAATGGTGCCGACTCATAACTCTCTACTCCGTAACGCCTACCGCCCGTGGTTCTACGGCAAGAGGATCGAGGAGATACAGGCCATAGGAGTAGAGCGGGACTTGGCCGGTCTGCCGGTCCTGACACCCCCGGATGGTGTGGACCTCTGGAACAGTAACGACCCCATAGCGGCATCCTCCAAGCACGACGCCGAGGTGATGATCAAGTCGATACGCCGCGGTGAGCGGGAGGGTGTCCTTAAGCCGTTCGGGTGGACCCTTGAGCTGCTGGCGTCCGGTAGTCGGCGCAACTTCGACACCTCCACCATCATCAAGGACTACAACGTCCAGATAGCCCAAAGCTGCCTTGCCGACTTCATCTTCCTGGGACAGGGCAAGACCGGCAGCTGGGCGCTATCGAGCGACAAGACCGATATGTTCGTCCTTGCCCTCGGGGCCTATCTCCGTAGGATCAAAGACGTAGTGAACCGTCACGCTATACCGACCCTGCTAGAGGCAAACGGGATGGACTTCGAGGACCCGCCACACCTGGAACACGGCGACATCGAGACCCAGAACCTCCAGGAACTGGCAGCCTACATCACCGCACTAACCACCGCGGGGGCGATCTCGTTCCCCGACCTCGAGCTAGAGCGCCACTTACGGACCGTGGCCGACCTGCCCCCTATGGGTGAGGAACAGGAACAGGCAGAGCAGGACTACATCGACGCCGGTGGACTCGACAAGCCTATGCCGGGAGAGACGCCGCCAGCACCGCAACCAAACGGTCAGGACGGTCAGGTGATGACTAAACGCGAGGCGTGGAAGAAGCTCAACGAGTTGCGCGAGACGATGAAGGCGCAGAAGAACGGAGGCCATCCATGAGGACTATCGAAGTCAGACCCTTGGGGATAGGACTGATCCTGACCATACTTGCCGTTGTCTGTTTTGCCGTGGCGACCATCGGGGCGCCGCAACTGAGCAAGGTCAACTGGATCGCCCTCGGTTTGTTCTTCTGGTCGCTTGCCTCGGTGATACCGTGATGGACAAAATATTAAAGTTAGGAGGCCGCTATGTACATCATTCTGATTGTCATCTTGGTCTTGTTACTGGTGGGTGGCCTACCGGCATGGCCCTACTCGACAGCCTGGGGCTACGGCCCGTCCAGCGCCATCGGAGTGGTCGTCGTCGTGCTACTGATTCTGATGCTTATCGGCGTGCTAAGATAGAAACCATCAAACCCCTAACAGGAGGCATTTATGGCAAATAACGAACAAGAACAGGAACAGTCCGAGGAGGCCCACGCCCGTAACGCGGAGCGGGAGACCTACAAGCAGTCCTTGAGAGACCAGGGACTAGCCGAGGGTAGCTCTGAGTGGGATGCCAAGATGGAGGAGTGGAACCAGCAGAACGCCCCCGGCCAGACGCGGGAGAGAAAGCTGTCCGAGGTCACCCCGCCGTCCGAGCTGAAGGTCCAGCTGGAGAACAAGGCGATGGCCAAGGTCAGGGAGCACGCCAAGGAGGTCGACAAGCGGAGTAAGGCCCTGTCCAAGGACAAGCACCGCCAGGAGGAGATCGCCAAGCTGCAGGCCGAGCAGAGAGAGGCCGACGACAACGAGCGCATCCAGAAGCAGGTGGCCAACCTCGAGACGCGCCACCAGGACGGCTCCCTCACCGACTCCGAGTACATGGAGCTGATGATGCACCCGCACCACGTCAACATCGGCAGCGGACACGGCAATCCAGCGTAAGTGATATTTTCCACATACCTCACCAAGTTCGCCGCTATCTTGCCTGCGGTTCATATCTCCAAGGCTGTGAACCGCAGGACCCTCCGCGCCCTGGAGGCGATGGCGCGAAGGATGGAGCCGGCCCTACGCGACGCGTTCCTGGCGGCCGTCAGGTCGGCCCGCAACGATTCCACATTGTCCGTTTTGGAGTCGGCGATGGCGACCACCGACCCTGCCGCCGCGATACGAGAGGCCACTGGAGGCCTGGAATTCCGACAGATGCGAGATACCCTGGCCGACATCGTTGAAGCATCCGGCCAACGTGCTACAAACGACTTACAAACCATCACAGGCACGACATTAGCGTCTTTCGACGTAGTGAACCCACATGCCGTCCAGTACGCCAGGACGGAGGTGGGCCGGATGATACGCGACATCACACAGTCCACGATGGAGGGGATACAGAACGTGATCGGGGACGCCGTGGAGCAGGGATACTCACCCCGGGAGTCGGCGCGGAAAATTCAAAGCATGATCGGTCTCACCGAGCAGCAGACCAACTGGGCGCTCAACTATGAGAGCCAGCTAATAGCCGACGGGGCCACCAACGTGGACGAGAGGGTGCAGAGGTATGCGGATAGACTTCTCAGGCAACGTGCGCTTACTATCGCAAGGTCCGAGTCACTACGAGCTACAAACGCAGGACAGCAGGCCGCTTGGAATTCAGCTGTGGATCAGGGACTGCTGCCTGGTGACGTCGAGCAGCAGTGGATGGCAACTCCAGGCGCATGCAAGCAGATTTGCAAGCCCATGGACGGACAGACCGCCCCACTCAACGGAGTGTTCATCACCGGGGACGGACGTAGGGTGAAGAAGCCTCCGGAGACCCACCCGTCTTGCCGTTGTGGTCTGGCGTTGGCCCTATGAACATGGACCTGGACACCATCAAGAAGGGCTTGCTCGAGGAGATAGACGCCCACGCCAACGAGATAGCCCAGGGGCGCTACAACTGGTTCCAGGTCAAGATATTCCTTAACCGCAACGCCATAAGCTCCACGTTCCAGTGTGAGGAGAAGGAGCGCATGATACGACGCGCCAGCTATGTCCAGGAAGTCTATGTCAACGGGCCGAGGGCAAGAGGGTGATACGAGCCATCAGTACGCCAGCCGAGTTATTCAAAGTATTTTGCCCTACTGGCGAGGGTGGTGGAATAGACCCTACTTGTAGCCTTGGTGGTGACACTCACGGAGAGGTGACTTTATATCGAGGTTGGGCATCAGGAGGGAAGGGTCACTATTTTACAACTGATGCTGAATGGGCGCGTCAATTCACCCAATCTGGTCTTGAGTCTGAAGTCCAAACGATAAAGTTGAAGACCTCAGAAATTTATCGTGCTCCAGTGCTGCCAAAAGCATTCGGCACAAATGAGTCGGATATAGACAATGCTATTCGTGCGGCCAAGGCAAAAGGATTTAAGGCGATATGGGTGAACGAAGGCCAAGGTCAACCAAACTCAGTTTTTTTAATTAAGCCGATGAGAAGGGCGAGAGGGTGAACAGGAAGAAGCGGGGCAGCCACGTACCCGGCGTAGTTCCGGCGGCTGTCCCCGCTCCGAGCGCCTAGCTGCCAGTGTAAGCATGAAAAAAGTTATCCACAAGAACTATTTTTAAATTCTCCTTGACAGCGCTGTTACAGTGGCGTAGTAAACGCGGCTAGCACAGAATTCATTCGGGGCATCCAACCCGAAATGGGACAAAAGGGATGGCGAAGGGATAAAACCCTCGACCGTCCCTTTTTTTTATGCCTGCAGGATCAGAGACACACACCTATCACACCGACAAGATGAAGCGCTGCATCCAGCACCTGCTGGACCAGGGCCACGACGAGGGCAGCGCTCATGCGATTTGTTACTCGTCGCTAGGGTCGGAGGCCAACAAGCTTGAAAAGTCATCCAAGGACGACAAACCCTGTGAGGTTTGCGAAAAGATAGCCGAGATAGTCGGTCAGAAGATGATCCTGCAGAAGGATGCTAAGAGGCGCTACACCTTGGGGGTAGTCTACGAGCCGGACACCCTGGATACCGATAACGAGTTTGCCAAGGCCGAGGATATTGAGGTGGCCGCCTGGGACTTTATGCGATCTCTCCAGGGACGAGGACAGGCTGCCAAGACGGCTCTGGATCTCCTTGCCAAGATTGACGAGGCGGTTCGTTCCGGTGATCAGATCAAGCTGGAAGTGACCGACGAGCTACTGGAGCAGATAGACAAGCGTGGGGTAAACGCGATGCACCTGACCGACCTCGAGGACGCCGAGGTGGTCGAGTCGTTTATCGCTCCAGTAGACATGGAGATAGACGGCCAGAAGGTGAAGAAGGGGTCGTGGCTCGCCGGTATCGTGTGGGACGAGGAGTCGTTCAAGAAGATCAGCGACGCGAAGTGGACCGGCTACTCTATGGGCGGCAAGGCCAGTAGGGAGGCCGCGTGAGCATCCGGCTGTTCAACCTGTCCATCGAGCACATCGCCGGGGTCGACCGTCCCGCCAACAAACGCAAGTTCCTCATCATCAAGCAGGAGAAGATCGAGAAGCTGTCGGTCAGCAAAGAGGGCAACAAATACTGCCTGTACGACGGCGACAAGAAGCTCGGGGAGTACGACTCGGTAGAGGCTGCCAACGCGGCCAAAGCAAAAATGTCAAAGGGGGCGCACATGCTCACAAAGGAACAGATAGCCAAGATCGAGGACAAGGACCTCCAGGAGGCCGCCGTTAAGCAACAGGAGGAGATGCTGGAACAGCAGAAGAAGATCGACTCCCTCACCAAGGACGTCGAGACCCTGAAGGCCGCGCCGCCCCCGAACACCGACGATGAATCGATCTGGAAGGGCGTCCCGCCGGCCATCCGCAATCGCTTCGAGGCCATCCAGAAGGAGCGCGACGAGTACGCCGCCAAGGCCAAGGGCGAGAAGGACGAGCGGGAGACCGACCACCACGTCGCCAAGTGCGAGCAGTTCAAATATTTACAGATCACCCCCAAGCACTTCGGCAAGGTGATGAAGGAGATAGCCGAGACCAGCCGGGAGAACGCCGACGAGGTCTACCGCATCCTCGGCATCGCCGACGGGCTGATCGAGAAGGGGGCGTTCTTCGGGGAGATCGGGGTCCGCAAGGACGGTACCAAGGTGCTCCACACCGGGGACGCCACCAACATCGAGGACAGGGTCAACGCTTTAGCCACCGACTACATGGTGATGGCCAAGAACCAGGGCAAGGAGCTGTCTATGCCCGACGCGATCACCAAGGTGTTCAACGAACACCCCGACTGGCATGTGGCCTGGAGACGGCGCGGCACACAGAGCGTGAAGGTCCAGTAACTTAAAACTTAACGACTACCCACTAGGAGGCACTTATGCCGGGCGAACTCACCATATGGACTCACTCTTTCGACGTTGCCGCCGACCTGTCGACGTTCTCCAACCGTCTGGTTAAGATATCGGCCGCCAAGCAGGTCAACGTCTGCGGGGCCAACGAGAAGGCCATCGGCCTGTTGCAGAACGCCAAGGACTGCACCGCCGCCGGTCGTCCGGCAGCCGTCATGATCATCGGCATCGGTATGCTGACGGTCAACGCGGCATCCCCCAACATCGCGGCCGGGGACTACATCGAGTCGGGGGCCAACGGCGTCGGGGTACAGTCGGCAACCGACAAGCACAACGCCATCGGGGTCGCCCTGGAGGCGGCTACCGCTGACGGTGTTCAGATCGAAGTCATGTTCACCGGCCCGGGCCAACTAAGCCTGTAAACAACGAATTTTTAATTCTCTAATCGGAGGAGGCGTCACATGCCAAGCCCATCATCCGCTGAGGTCAACTATAACCAGATATTGACCAACATCAGCATAGCCTACACCAACCAGACCTACATCGCAGATCAGGTCTTCCCTCTGGTGCCTGTGGCGCAGCAGTCAGGGATCGTTCCCAAGTACGACAAGTCCCATTGGTTCCGCGATCAGGCCGAGCTCCGAGCGCCCGGAACTCGCAGCATCCGCGGGGGATTCAAGGTTGACCTGACCGACCTGTACTACACACCTCGGTTCAGCTTCGGCTTTGAACTCCCCGACGAGGTGCGAGACACCGCCTCGGTAACGGGCGCGTTCAACCTGGACAGGGACGCGGTCAACTACGTCACGGAGAAGGGGTACTTGAGGAGGGAGGTGGCTTTTGCCACCGATTTCTTCGCCGCCTCCAAGGGGTGGACCGACAAGACGGGCGGGACCGACTTCAGCCAGTGGAACGACTACGCGGCGTCTACCCCGTTACAGGACATCGAGGGGTTCCGCGACGACATGGAGGCCCTGATCGGGCGGGAGCCTAACACCCTGGTGATGGGCAAGCAGGTGTGGGTGCAGCTCAAGTGGCATCCCGACCTAATTGACACCATCAAGTACACCCAAAGGGGCGTGATGAGCGTCGACCTCTTCGGGTCGCTGGTCGAGATACCGCGCATCCTTATCGGCAGAACTATCCGAGTATCGAGTGCTCCAGGTGTGGCAGAAGCCAGCGCCACCTACGTCCGCATCTTCGGCAAGGGCGTGCTACTGGCCTACGTCCCACCGGCGCCGTCGCTCATGCAGCCGGCATCCGGCTACACTTTCGTGTGGAACCGGGTCGCCAACGCGCTCCAGTACATCAAGCGGATGAGGGACGAGGAGGCCGAGTTCGACATCATAGAGATGAACAGCTATTTTGATCAGAAGCAGACTGCCGCGCAGTCGGGGACGTTCCTAGCAACGGCAGTGGCCTAGTACACTGAGGTCCCACGGCGCCCCGGCCCGCAGGTGGCTAAACAAAATAGGCCGGGTAACTCGATTATGCCATCACCCAAGAAGAACACAGACACCCCTAAGGAGTCGACCGACGCCAAATACTTCGTTATCGGTCGGGCCATGGTGGGTGACGCTAATTTGTGCGGTATCCCGGGAGATGTCGGGGCGCTGGTCCCAGCTGATAAGTTCACGTTCACCGTGCCCAAGGACCGCTTCGACAAGCTGGTCAAGTACTACCAGCTGAGCAGCTGGAAGGGCGCCAAGGCGTCTGAGTGCGGGAAGTGCGGGGTCAAGTTCATCGACGACTCCTACCGGGACAACCACGGCAAGCGCCGCCATACTGCACCACGCTACTCGATCAAGAACCGCGAGGACTTGACCGACGACCAGATGGAGATACTGAAGGCAGAGGCCGGGCAGCCGGGGCTTACCCGCAAGGACGACGGCTACTGGGTGAACAACAACGAGTTCCACGTCCCCGACCCCCAGGACACAGAGTTCAACAGGCAGGACCGACAGCTTGCCGAGAGCATCGACTGGACAAAGACCGCAGCCAGTCAGAAGGGATAAGGAGACACCACGATGGGCTTCGAGAAGATAAGACGGCCACTATCCGGGCGAATGATCTCAGGCTCCCGTAGGGGGAGCATCACCGCCACGCAGTACAAGGCGTTGTTCACTACTCCCCAAACTATCGTCCCCGCGCCTGGGGCTGGCTGGGCCAACGTGTTCGACAGGATCGTGCTCTACAAGCAGGCCGGGACCGCCTACAACGCCGCCAACAACATCGTGGTCAGGTACACCGACGCATCGGGACTCGAGGTCGGGCAGATCGCCACCTCGGGGTTCGCCGACCAGACCACGGTCCAGACCCGGGTGGGACGGCACCACGCCGCGGCATCCGGAGCCAACTCGTTCACGCCGGTGGCCAACTCGCCACTGGTGCTTCATGTTTTGGTTGCCGACCCAACGACGGGAACCGGCAGCTTCCAGTACCGGGTGTGGTACACTATCGTCCCGACGGTTCCGTGATGAGCGATGAGAACAAACGGCACCGGAGGACAGACTACGGTCAGCTGGGCTGGTGGCACGGTCAACATATCGACCACTAACCTGCTCGACTACCGACGGCTCCTGAGACGCCTTGGCGCCGGGGCCATCACCGCAAACGACTCCACACACGCCGTATTCAGCTACGCAAGGTCAAACGCGACACTCCACCTACGGGCGCTTAGGGCGCTAGAGGCTCCGGAGCGTCACGC